GATAGCTCCTGGGGACGGTGCCATACTTGGTGACGAACTCTCCCGTATGCTGCGGGCCTAGCCAGGACTCCTCCGCAAGCAACAAGTACAATCATCACCACAAAAAGAGGTTATATATGACTGAAGTTATTACCACAGAAACCACAGAAACCACAGGGGCAGCCGGCTGTGCTGTTTCAATCCTCCCAGGACCGAATGTCCTTCTTATGGGACCGGCTGGAACTGGAAAAACACATTCCATTGGCACACTGGTGGACTCGGGTGTTGAGGTATTCTATTTGGCACTTGAACCTGGGCTGGAGTCTCTCCTCGGGTATTACACCGACAAAGGCAAGCCAATTCCAGACAACCTCCACTGGCATAAGCTTGCTGCCCCAAAAGCCTCCTTTACCGACATGATCGACAACGCCAAGCGCATTAACACTATGGCGCTGGACAGTCTCGCAAAAATGGCAGACCCTAAACGCAGCAACCACAACCAATTCATCACCTTTTTGGAGGCAATGAACAGCTTCCCTGATGACCGCACGGGGGATAATTTCGGCTGTGCACAGGATTGGCCACCTTCCAGGGCACTCGTAATCGACGGTATGGCCGGCCTATGTCGTGCCGCTATGTCACTGGTAGTTGGCGGTAAACCAGTCAGAAATCAGTCAGACTGGGGGTTGGCGATGGATCAAGTAGAGAAAATCCTGCAGCAAATAACCGACAGTTGTCAGTGCATGGTGGTGCTTATTGGCCACGTCGAGCGGGAAACGGATGCAGTACTTGGCGGAGTGAAAATTTCACTCTCAGCCCTCGGGAACAAGCTATCACCAAAGCTTACTCCAATGTTTTCCGATGTGATTCTGACCGTCCGGGAGGGGTCTAAATTCTCCTGGAGCACTGGAAGCGCGATGGCGGACACTAAAACACGCAATCTTCCAATTGCTGAGGGGCTCGCGCCAGACTTCGGCCAGATCATAAAGAAGTGGGTTTCACGTGGGGGGGTTATCTAATGCCTTCCATTGGTACCATGCTCAAGCAATGCGCCGGGCTTGTTGGCACAGAGGACCTCAATGCGTGGGAGAATCTCTTCATCGCCGACATGCTGGACAAGTCGAATAACGGCACTGTTACAGCAACTCTCACTGAGCGGCAAGTCACCGCATTGCATAACATCTGGAAAAAGCACTTCGCTGGATAGCCATCCAGTTTCACGTTGCAACAGTTTACCAAATTGCGCTTGCTACCTTTGGCGCAATGTGTAAAATGGTGAGACTCGCCCAACACATCGAGCGGGGCTTACCACCTCCCAGTACCATAACCATAGCCGTAGCTTAACTTTAAGGAAATTCAAATGTCTTTCGATGCCCAATCCTTTCTCGATTCCTCAGTCTCTGGCTCCAATGATACCAAAGTCATCCCCGTCCCAGTCGGCGAATACATGGGGATTATCTCCAAAGTCGCCCCACGTCAATGGCAGTCCAAGGACGGCACGCAGTCTGGCGTCGCACTTGATATCTTCTGGCTGATTGAAGACGCCAACGTCAAGCAATACCTCAACCGCGAAGAAGTCCTCGTCAAGCAGGGATTGATGCTTGACCTGACCGACACCGGCGCACTCGACATGACTAAAGGGAAGAACATTGGCCTTGGCCGCTTGCGTGAAGCCATCGGCAAAAATGACGCCAATGAGCAGTTTTCCTTCGCCATGCTCCCAGGTATGTCTGCCAAGGTAGTTGTCTCCCACCGCGTCAACGGTGAGGACACTTTCCCAGAAATCAAGCAAGTCGCAAAGCTGTAACCAACACCAGTAGCAACCAGTGGTAACAGGGCAAGGGTCGAAATCCCTTGCCCTCCTAATGACCGAACGGCTTTCGCCCGGCGAGACAGACAATGCTACAACCCTCCACATATCCCAGTACAGGTCCAGAACCTTCCTGGGCTTTTTTACGTCTGCAGTAATCACATCGAAATCGAAAGGCACTTAAATGCAAACAATAGCAGTCAAGGATATTATAATAAGCCCAAACAGGCAAAGGCAAGAATTCGAGCCACAAGCCCTGGGGGAATTATCAGAAGCCATACGGGATAAAGGGCTGATGCACGCCATTGTCCTGCGTGAAATTGATGGGGGCAGAAAGCAACTGGTCGCAGGGGAAAGACGGCTCAAAGCCATCACCGATATGTGGATGCTCGGCGGAGAACTGAAGTACAACGGCCAGATCATCCCAGAGGATTTTGTCCCCTTCGTCACCCTGGGGCAACTCACCCCACTCCAGGCGGAGGAGGCTGAGCTAGAAGAAAACATCCACCGTAAGGACTTGACGTGGCAAGAGAACGCCTCCGCCATGTCGCGCCTGCATAGTATTCGCTCCCGCCAAGCCCAAGCAGAAGGGCGCATCCACACTGTTGCCGACACGGCCATGGAAGTCAAAGGCCGTAGCGATGGCTCTTATCAGGATTCGGTGCGGAAAGACCTTATTGTTGCTCGTCATCTGGACAACCCAGATGTAATGAAAGCGAAAACGGCTGATGAAGCCTTCAAAATCCTCAAGCGGCAGGAAATCGCCCAAAAGAACATTACACTTGCGGAGTCAGTCGGTAAGACATTCTCCTCTGCCCTTCATCACGCCCACAACGTAAACTGCTTAACCTGGATGGAACAGTGCCCTCCAAACACTTTCAATGTCATCCTAACTGACCCGCCCTATGGCATGGGTGCAGACGGCTTTGGCAATGGCGGTGGAGGGCGCTTGGCCAACAATGAGCACCACTACAAGGATGACTATGAGCACTGGATTGGGCTGATGCGCGCCTGGGCTCCTCTATCCTTCAAGGTGGCAAAAGCTGAGGCCCATGCTTATATTTTCTGCGACATTGATAACTTCCACGAACTCAAGAGCCTAATGCAGCAAGCTGGCTGGTACGTGTTCCGCACCCCAATGATCCACACTAAACCCAACAGTGGCCGCGTCCCACTCCCAGACGAAGGTCCACGGAGACAGTATGAAACGATCCTCTACGCCATCAAAGGGCACAAGAAAACTACGGCTATCTACCCAGATGTTATCACTACCTTTGCCGACGCAGGGCTTCAGCATGGGGCACAAAAGCCCGTTTCTCTCTACGAGAATCTTCTACAGCGAAGCGTACGCCCAGGGGATACAATTCTGGACGCCTTTGCCGGCAGCGGAACAATCTTTCCGGCTGCTCATACGTTCAAGTGCGCCGCGGTTGGACTAGAAATGGCGACTGAGTACTATGGAATCTGCTTGCAACGGATCAACGACCTGGATGCAAGCAGAAAAGCCCCGGCAGCTGATGGCAAGGCCATGGGCGATGAACTGAAACAAATGCTGAAAGGGGCAATGTGATGAGATTAGTGATACTGGAGAGCCCTTACGCTGGCTGGATCGAGCGGAACGTGGCTTACGCTCGTGCGTGTCTGCGAGACAGCTTGCTCCGCGGTGAAGCCCCGATCGCCTCCCACCTTTTATACACGCAGCCGGGGGTCCTTGACGACAACAGTGCAGAAGAACGGCTTCATGGCATCACCGCTGGCCTCGCGTGGAAGGCTGCGGCGCATGGTACTGTCGTGTACACTGACCTTGGTATTACAAAGGGGATGGAGTTCGGGATTCGCGAAGCTGTTGCACATGGTGTACCGGTGGAATACCGTTCCCTTCCCGCATGGAAGTATGTCTTACTGCAAGGGGAAGACCTGGGGGAGACTGTATGCCAATCCAAGCCATAGGCCCGACTAATGCAAGGATTGCCCTTGTTGGGGAATTCCCCCATGAGCAGGACCTTCTCCGTAGTCAGCCTTTCACCGGCAGTCCTGGGCTGGAGCTCTCCAAAATGCTGCGAGAGGCCGGCTCATCGCGGGAAGAGTGCTTTATCACTATGGTTTGTGATGACAGGGTGCCAAGAGGGAGGATCGAGGGGCTGATCGCAACAAAGAAGAAGGACATTACCCCTTCTCACGTACTCTTCAATGGTAAAATGGTACTCCCGCAGGTCGTCTCTGGCATTGAGAGGCTCAAGCGGGAGCTCGAACTCGCCAAGCCAAACGTCGTCTGCGCCGTAGGTAATCTAGCACTGTGGGCCCTTACAGGTGAGTGGGGTGCTGGTAATTGGCGCTCCTCTGTAATGGAGAGCACATTGATT